CTCTTCATCTTGCTTTTCAACAGGTTGTGTTAAATCTACTTTATAAGTTCCATCCTCCTGGAGGCTAGAACTTTTTTGAGGTTCTTCAGCTTTAGTTTCTTCAACTTGCTCAACAACCTCTTCTTGTTGCTTTTTATCAGCCATAATATAATACTATAAAATTAAAAAAATTACCTTGGTTCAAACTGCTCTAAACCAAAGCCATCTAAATTGTCAAAACCAGCTGATTCAAATTTTTTAGCTGGTAAATCTTTTTTTCTTTGTTCAATCATTTCAGACTGTTGACTAGCTTGTATTCTAGTCCTTTCATCTTTACGATCTTCTTTATATTTCTCTTTATCTTTAATCACTTGTTTTTCACTTTCTTTAAGCTTTATGTTAAGCTCAAACTCGTGCATCATTAGCTCTTTTTTTATTCTAGCTTCGGTCTCCATTCGTTTAATGTCGAACTCTAACTGTGCTTGATTAACTTGTACTTTGCTCTGAGATACACCTTGCTGCTTTTGTATTTCTGCTGCTGCAGCTGCTTCAGAAGACTTAGCATTAACCTCAGCTTGTATTCGTTGGTTTTCACGAGCTCTTTGTTGATCTCTTTCAAACTTTTTACGTCTTCTTAATTTAAGCAATTGATTAGCTAGCTTTAAGTTTTTAACTTCACGCACGTCAATTACATCTTCTAAATCTATTTGTTCTTTTTGTAAAGCTATTTGAATATTATTTTCTAGTAATTGCTTTTCTTCTTCGTCTGGCGCTAGCTCTAAAAATATACCAAAATCATGTATATGTAATTCTTTTATTTCATTTAATGTACCAACATTAAATTTACCTAATGAGTTTATAAATTGATTTTTTGTGTTTGAATATTCTAATACATCAGATATTCTTAATGAACAAGACTCAGCTGTTTTTAAAGCTAAAAATAAACTAGCATCTAAAACATGTTTAGTAGCAGTGTTACTATTAGCCGCCGCTATTTTTTGTAAACCAACTAAAGCCATTTCATCTGGTTTGCTACCATCTCTTGCTTCGTTTAAACCAGTCACATCTCTAATCATTTGTAAATAATAATTATATGACTGTATTAAACTAGCGATTTTAGCATTACCACCACTTGACTGTAATTCACGTATAGGTACTTTACCAGCATTTAAATCACCGTCTTGCGTTAACGACCTACCAATAACGCTACCAGTTTGAAAATACATATTCAAAGCTTCTTGTGGATTATAGCTAGTACCATTGCCTAAATCTAATTCAGCTAAACCATCAGCATCTAAATAAACACCATCAGGAACTACGCGTGACATTACCTGCTGTAGTTTTAAATGAGTTAACTGTATCATATCAGCAAATGTTGTCATACGGCTAACTAAAGACTCTGGTCTTCCTTTATATACTCTTGGTGCTACTAAGTTATAACCCATTTGCACTTTAGTTATATCTGACTTTGGTCTTGTCATGTTCTCGCACATCTTCCAATCAAGCATTTTGTTATGCCCCATTATCTTAACACCTGAATATAATACCTCTATAGATCTTGAAACTCTATCAAATCTAGCTCTTTGATCTTTTGGTGGATTAAATTGATCGTCTTTTTT